GGAGCGCATGGCTTATCGCCGTCATCACATTCAACGATGCCGTGCGGATGCAGACGAAAGACCGCAAGCCGATTGCCGTGACGCGCATCCCGATGGCCAATAGCGACGAGACCTTCTGCCGCGTCGGTTTTCCTTTGAAAAGTATCGAGAAGTACATCCCGACACGGCTCAACTACGAGGCCGCAGACGATAAGCACCTTGTCATCACCGTCGCCTTGCCGCAACCGCAGGACGGCAGCGAAGTAACCTACGAGCGGTTGTCAGAAGCGGTGGCGAAGTGGAAGGAGGCACAGCCGCTGAAACAGCCAAAGGACAAGAAGGACAGCGACCCGCAGGAAGACACAGACCGCCAACCACAGCAGGGCAAGTCGAAGCGGACGCTGATGTCGCTGATACAAGAGGCACAGCAGCAGGCACCGGCGCAAGGCGGTCTGATCATGCAAATCATGTCATACCAACTCTCACAGCATACGCCCGCGGAGAACTACGAGTTCATCCAACGGCTGCAACTTCAGATAGCATCCATACTCTAACAGCAAGCACACCTCAGAACGGAACGTCGTACTAATGCAGAACGAAAAAGTTAAGTTCATAGGTTGCCCGTCATACCTCCGTAGGAGGCGTGAAAAAGAAAAGACGAGCAGTGGCTTCCGCCTCATGGATTCCGCAGCACCAGTCGTATAGGTGGCAACCGACGCAATCATCAATCGTACACAGCCTTCAGGGTCTGTTCTTCTCCTGCTCGGGCAACGGCAATGGCCGCTCGTGGAACAACAGAGGGTCGAACGGTAACTACTGGTCTTCGACGTTCAACTCAGCCCGCAACGCACGGAACCTGAACTTCAACAGTGGCGGAGTGAATCCGCAGAACAACAACAATCGGTACAACGGTTTCGCCTTGAGGCCTGTGCAGCACTTTTCTATTTTCTTCTGATGAATATCCAACCGACGAACCAGCTTGCTGCTGGATGCTATCATCTCACACGCTCGCAACTGCTCTACGACCTCTATGTCGCCTTCTACGACGCTGCCCGCCACAAGCACAAGATGGCGTATGTGCAGAAATTCGAGGCAAATCTGGCAGAGAATCTGAACGAGCTTTGCGACGATCTGCTGACACGCAGATATAAGGCACTTCCGTCGAAGTGCTTTATTGTTACCTATCCCAAGAAGCGCGAAGTGTTCTGTGCGGCATTCCGTGACCGCATCGTGCATCACCTCTATTTCCGCTACACCCACCAACTATTTGAGCGCACCTTCATTGCCGACAGTTATTCATGCATAGAAGGACGCGGCACCCACTATGGTATCAGTCGCATTCGTCAGTATATCCGCGAGGCATCGCTCAACTGGCAGTTGCCTGCCTACGCCATGAGCCTTGACATCCGTGGCTACTTCATGCACATCAACCGCGAGATACTGCTGAAGATAGCCACCGACTCACTCCGCAAGATGAGCAACCACCGCGTAGGAATGAGCGAGGACATAGAAGGAATACCCAGTGGCGTGTTGCTTACACCTGCCATCCGTTGGTGTGACATCCGCGACTTCGACTTCATCCTGTGGCTCACGGAGAAGATAGTGATGCTCGACCCGATGGAACATTGCATCATCGTTGGTGACTTGCACGATTGGGACGATATAGACCATGCCAAGTGTATGCGCTTCGCAGAGCCAGGTGTGGCATTGCCCATCGGTAATCTTACCTCGCAACTCTTCAGCAACGTCTATTTGAACGTCTTCGACCAATTCATCAAGCGCAACATCAAGTGCCATCACTATGGCCGCTATGTGGATGATTCGGTACAGATAGACCCTGACCGCGAATGGCTTATCAAGCAAGTGCCGCAAGAGCGTGAGTTCCTGGCAGATGAGTTAGGATTGCAACTGCACATGGGTAAACTCCACATTCAGGAGATACACAGCGGCGTGGAATTTCTCGGTTCTTTTGTAAAACCATACCGCGACTACGTGAGCAACAAGACACTGGAGCGCATGACCAAGAAGATACAGGAGATAGACCTGCGCAACGAAGATAAGGCACAGCGAACAATTAGCAGCTATCTCGGCATTCTGAGTCATACGGCCAGCCGCTGCATCACGCGAGATTTGTTGAGTAAACCCCTGGCGGCATAATGGCCGATAGGTAAAGACATTAAAACATTTTTTGAGACATGAACAAAGTAAACGGAAAGAAGACCTCCTTCGCACCGATACGCGAGGACGGTAGCCGTATCACCATCTGCTACGGCCTGAAGAAACTGAGTGGCGACCTATATGAGTGGTATGAGGTGTATATGCCCAAGAAGCAGACATCTACGCTGAGCCTCCAGATGGTGAAAGATGCCATCGAGAACGACATCAATAGCCGCGTGGATGAGGAAATCCTTTGTGGCTATCCTTGGACAGTACTGCATGGTGATGATGCAGGCAAGGAAGTGAAGGTATGGCTGTCGAAGGAGAACCAGAGCAACTTCAAGGCAAAGTATGACCTTCACTTCACCAAGCCAGAGGCTCTGACCTTTCCTACCATCTACAAGATAGCAGAAGACGATGACCACAATGCTGTGTTTGAGGTTTTCCAGAACTTTGAAGAGTTGGAAGCATTCTATCTCGGCGGTATTTCATACATAGAACAATGCTATCAGGCAGGCTGGCAGGAGAAGTCCGGCATAGACTGGACACCCTACGAGGACTATTTCAAGACCGAAGAATAAATGGCATACACAAGTGGACTATTGAAGTACCGCGTGACCATCCTGAACAAGCAGGTGGCGAGTGGATTTGGTGAGACTACTTCTTACCAGCCTGCTGCTACCGTTTGGGCGGATTTGACGTGGTCAAAGGGTGCTAAGGCTCTGCGTGAGGGTGCGCTGGATGCCTACGACACGGTGCTCATCCGCATGAGGTATAACGACGTGGTGACGCGTGACTCACGGTTGCAACATGGTGGCGTGACGTATCAGATTCAATCGCTACACGCTGACCGGCAGGAGAACACCATTCAGATCACAGCTACGGAAATCGTAAAATAGAGACTATGAAACAGACAATCGCAATCATTCATTTCAATACCCCCGAACTGACGGAGGCTTGCATCCTGTCGATCAGGAAGCAGGGCATAGACTGGCCCGTGGTGGTGTTCGACAATAGCCGCGAGGTGACGTGGCCCGCCGGGGAGGGAATGCCCGAAAGGACTATCGAGGCGCACCCATTCACCCGACGGATGAAGGGTGTGAAGGTCATCGACAACACGAAAGGACAGGTGATAGACTTTGAGAGCACGCTGGCGGCATTCCCCAACAAGACGCAGGCTCATGCCGCTGTCAATGGCTGGGGAAGCGACGTACACATGATGACCGTTGACAAGCTGTTCGACCTGCTGCCCGACGGGTTCCTGCTGGTGGAGAGTGACGTGCTGATCAAGGCGGACATCCGTCAGATGTGGCGCGAGGAATATTCCTTCACGGCCTACGTGCAGCGTCAGCAGCGGGGCAACAAGTTTGGTATGGGCAGGATTCTGCCGATGTTGTGCTACCTGAACGTGCCGAAGTTCAAGGCAGAGGGCGTGAGGTACTTTGACCCCGACCGCTCGTGGATGCTTCACCCCGACGAGAACGACAAGCGGAATTGGTACGACACAGGCGCATCGTTGCTCGAAGACGTGCTGAGCCATCGGCCAAGGCTGAAAGGCTTACATGTGGATATTCGCCCAATGGTGGAGCACCTGGGCGGGGCATCGTACAAGACGCTGAAAGGTCAGGCCGAGTGGCTGACGCAGCATCGCGCACTATGGGAAACGGACAGTAAACCCAAAACCACAAAACGCACGACTAATAAAAAGGAATAGATATGAGTTTTTTCAGTAATCTTTTCAGAATGGCAACGCCTGAAAATGCGCTGATGTTGCGCGAGGTACCCGCACCAACACAGAGTGTGTCGGGTGTTCCTTCGAGCACCATGCCGCCGGAGCCTCCGAAGGTGGAGGGTGGCGACTACATGGAGCGCATCGTCTCGGCTCGTTCGCCGGAGGATGCCTGCTCGGTCAGTGCCGTCTATCGCGCCATGACACTGCGTGCAGACACGATGGGAGTCATGCCCGTGCAGTACCGCAAGAAGAACTTCGAGGGTGGCAACTTCACGCCCGACATGCGCGGACTGGGCAAGCGCATCAATTATCTATTGCAGGAAGAGCCCAACCCTATCATGACCGCCACCGACTTGTGGAAGTTGGTCGAGATCAACCGCATCATGTTCGGCAACGGTTTTGTTTTCATCGAGCGCGATGAGTTCGGATTCCCGCTCTACCTCTGGCTGGTGAAGCAATGTGGCTACAATCTGAACAACGCCACCTACGCCAACATCGAGTTTCTGACCAATCACGGCTACAGGACGGAGGTGAACGTGCCAGCCGAGGACGTGCTGTTCTTCCCGAACACGTTCCGCTATCCCAACGGCTTCGGCATCCCGACGCTGAAATATGCCTACGACACGCTGACGCTGAACCGCACCCTGCGCTCACAATCGTTGGAGACGGCGGCCAAGGGCGGGCGCATCAAGGGTATCATCAGCGAGAAAACACCACCGCCAAACACAGGCACTTTCGCCTTCGGCAATCTGAATGTTGGAGAGATGAGCAAGTCAGCCCAGGAGATGCAGAAGAAGTTCTACTCAGGTCACGACATCGTTTCGATGCACGGCCTCGAATCGTTCCAGAACCTCTCCATGACCGCACAGGACATGCAGATGTTCGAGCAACTGGGACTGACGTATGACGACGTGGCCCGCTTCTGGGGTGTTCCCCGTCCACTGCTGATGCTCGACACCAACTCGCACTACAACGACTATCAGAATGCGACGATGGAATTCCACACGCGAACCATCCTGCCGCAGAAGACCGGCAACGAGAAAGAGATTGCCCGTAAACTGATAGGCTTCAAGGACTACGGCACCCGCGACATCCACATCTGCGAGGATCCGCTCATGGTGATGGACCCCGAACGGCGTGCGAAGGTGGCTCAACTGAAGATGCAGGCAGGACTCTGTACCGTGAACGAAGCCCGCCGCGACTTCGACATGCCCGCCGTGGAGGATGGCGACGTGCCAATGGCAAGTGCCAACCTCATGACGCTGAAAGCACTCATCGCCAAGAGCGACGCAAGCACAACATTGAAGCCCGGCACGTACACCGTAGGCGAGGAACCGCCAGCAGACAAAAAATAAACTGTTACCAAACAACTCGGCAACTATTACCTAACAGTTTGCAAGTTGTTACCTAATGATTAAAAAT